AATTTATAAAAAAGGTAGGAGTTCTAAAAAACGATACAATTAGTATGTCAGTTATTCAGAACTCCGATTTTTTTTCTATGATAGACGCAATTGACGGAGTTATTGCCCTATCTTGGGAGAACGATAGTGAAGAAGTTAATTTCGATACGAAAAAAAGATTAGTTTTTCGTTTCGGAGAAAAAGAAGAAACGGTTAAAAATAAACTTTACGAACGAGATTTAGTATTAGAGTTCGAAAAAAAAGTGGTTTATGAACATTGAAAAAAAGATATTAAGATTATTGGAACATGGGTTCAATACATCTACATTAGCAGACCTGAAACCAAAGCAGATTGAAGCGTTATACAATAGATTGGTTGAGGCTAAAGAAGAAAATAAAGAACAGTCAACACCCCAAAATACAACCGCAACAAGTAAAACAATCACATCATATGAAGTTAAACCAAATAGTAAAACTATGGTTAATGGACTTGAGGTTGATACTACGGGAGGTAAAACCAGAATAACTCCATTAAAAGAAATAGATGACACTGAAACCGAGGATATTGCTTTAGCGGTAAGTGAGAAAGACCCTGATTTAGGTTTAGCGATGAGTGAAGACTTAAAAGAAAAATTTGAATCCAAGAAACAACAGAAATATTTTTTTGCTAAATGTGGTGATGGTAAAACTAAAGAACAAAAAAAATGGTGTAAAATGGCAAAAGAATTCGCCGATTCTACCAAAAACTTTAGTAAATTACCTGAAAAAAAAGATGAAACAAATGAAGATTTTTCCTTCAAAAATTATTTAGAAAAGGTTGGAAGTACTATAGCGGGAAATATTGCTAAAGAGGTTCCAAACTCATTAAGACCAACATTCGAAGGTAAATTGGAAGAAAGTATTATGAACATGGTAAACAAACACATAACACCAAAAATGACCAAAAAAGATTTTATAAAAACAATCACTGAAGCGGAAAGGGAAGTTGAGACACCTGTTAAACCAGATGTTAAACCTGAAAGACCAAGACCACAAACTCCGTATCAACCGAAGCATAAACCAGCCCCAAAGGCGGGTGAGAAAGAAGTAGAAACCCCTGTCAAACCTGACGTTAAACCTGAAAGACCAAGACCGGCAACTCCATATCAACCAAAACATAAACCAGCCCCAAAAGCGGAGGATATCCCACAGTGGATAACATTTGACGCTATTGGTATTAATTTGAAGTAAAATGAGCTTTAATCCTAATATGAAAAAAACTTTAGAGACAAAAACTAAATTGGAAAAAAAATTAGTTACTGAAGGTCTAACAAAAAAAGAAAAAGATACTTTGAAAAAGTTGAAAACAAAAATTAATGAAGCTCCAATCGATTATGAAGGTCCTGAAAGAATGGACCCCAATATCGAGAGAAAAATTACAAGTAGAGAAACTCCATTTTCATCTAGTCCGGCAATGCCAACAGGTGACCGTGATTTCGTTGAATTGGTTTCATCTCAAAGATTTAAAAACTCTGTAGAGAATGTTGGTCGTTATTTAGGAACTACCGCACCTTTACAAGGTCGTAATCCTTTGATGCAACTTATGGGAATGGCGATGCAATCGCTACAACAAGTTATGAGAATTGAATTCCAGAACAGGGAATATCTCGAAAGACTGGCAGTTGATTTGGTTAAAAAAGAAATGGGAATTCCTGAAGGAGCAATGCAGTTTGATGCGAAGTTAGTTTCAGGTCCAATGTCTTCGGCTGAAGGAATGAGAGCCGAACCTCAAACACCAAGTAAGGAAGATGTAAAACAGGCTTTCAAACACCAAGAAGAACTTGAGGATTTTGCCGATGAGTTTGAAAAATTTAATTTGGAGAAGTCAAAAAGAAGATTTATTAATTCATTGATACAAGGTGCGTCTAAAAAAGGACACTATATGTTTGAGTTGGTTAGAGATGAACTAAATCGTCTTGACCCGAATTTGGTTAATTTATATGGTGTTAATCAATCGCTTATGGACCATTTATATTGGGTAATGCCTGATATGGAAAGTATGGCTGCTAGCGGTGGAGGTCAAATGGGGCAAACTAGTGTTGACCCTGAAACAGACCCCCCAACAGTTAAAGCAAGAGCCGCAACTTTTCCACTCCTTATTCACGAATTGATTAAGGGTGTTTATGAAATATTTGGTACTCACGGATTACCTGATGACCCACGTCAAGCCGAAATGGTTATGGGGTCTGAAGATACATTACCTGCGGAAATATGGGATATGAGATTAGGTCCGATATTTTGGGAAAAATTCACCGCGGCATATCCAATTGAATTATTTGATGATGATAAGAAACATATCCAACATTACTTGTTCATGAGATTTTCTAAATTACCGGCTGAGGACTTTTTCAAATTTGCCAAAGCGGTATTAAACGGAGACCCGGCAGGAACAAAAGCGATACAAAGAATGGTTGATGAGATTGTTTCTGATTTGAAGAAACAAGAATATGAACAAGAAGCTTCCAAATGGGAAGACGATGATATCGATGACGTAGATTTAAGTAGTTTAGGTCTTTAATTAAAAACCCCCACATTGTTGGGGGTTTAATATTTATATACAAATACAATCTTATGACAAAAGAACAAGTGATGATTGAATACGTTAGGTGTATGAAGGATACTTCATATGCCCTTCGTACATATCTACAAACCTATGACAATACAGTTTCAAAATACGTTCCTTTGGAATTATTCCCTGACCAGATATCCTTACTTGAGGATTATGAGAACTTTAATGAAAACATTGCGTTAAAATATAGACAGGCGGGGGTATCTACGGTGACCGCCGCTTGGATATCAAAAAAACTGGCGTTCGCTAAAAAAATTAAGCCTGAAAAAATTCTTATAATCGCCAACAAACTTGATACATCTCAAGAAATGGCAAATAAAATTAGGGCATTTATGACACAATGGCCGTCTTGGGTTGGGATTGATTTTTCAACAGAAAAAGACTCACAGAAACATTATAAATTAAATAATGGTTGTGAGGTTAAAGCCGTGGCAACATCTAAAGACGCATTACGTGGATTTACCCCAACGATATTAATATTTGACGAGGCGGCATTTATAGACGCTGACAGTGATTTTTGGGCGGCTTGTATGGCGTCGTTGTCTACGGGTGGTAAAGTAATAGTTGTATCAACTCCTAACGGATATGACCCAATCTATTATGAAATCTACGACCAAGCATTAAGGAATATGAACGATTTCAAAATTTCTGAAATGTATTGGTTTAGAGACCCAAGATATACAAAAGATTTATATCTTGTTAAGACAAAAGACATTATTCATTATCTATTAAATAAAGAAGAATATAATCCTGATGATATTATAAGTTGGGAAAATATACCATTTGAAAAACGAGATTACGTTGAGTTAAAATCAATTATGGACACAGGTTATAAGCCATGTTCTGCTTGGTTTGAGGGGATGGTTAAGAAACTTAAGTACGACAAACGTAAGGTTTCACAGGAATTGGAATGTAACTTTTTGGGGTCAGGTGATAACGTATTTGACTCAAATTTGTTACAAAAAGTTAGGGAAAATTATATACGAGAACCACAAAATAAAATGATGGGTAACGCCCTTTGGATTTGGAAAGAACCTGTTATTGGTCATAAGTATGTGATGGGTGTCGATGTTAGTAGGGGTGATAGTGAAGATTTTAGTTCGTTTCAAATAATTGATTTTGATACTAGAGAACAAGTTGCGGAGTTTGTTGGAAAACTTCCTCCTGACACCATGGCCGATGTTTGTTACAAATGGGCAAATATGTATTCTTGTTTTGTTGTGATTGATATCACTGGTGGAATGGGCGTTTCTACCGCAAGAAAAATGCAAGAAATAGGATATAAGGACTTATATGTTGATGGTGTTGATACCGCGAACAAATGGAAGTGGGACCCAAAGGCTGCTGAAAAAATACCGGGAATAAATTTTAACAATAAACGAGTACAGATTATTGCGGCTTTTGAGGAAGCAATGAGACACGAATTTAAGATTTACAGTAATCGTTTGTTTAACGAGATGAATACGTTTGTTTATATAAACGGACGACCTGACCACCAAAAAGGTCACCACGATGACTTAATCATGTCAATCGCTATGGCTTGTTATGTTGCGGAATCTTCATTCTCACAATTAACAAAAGTTACAGAACAGACAAAAGCGATGTTAGAATCTTGGTCTGTCAGTAATAACGATAATGTAAGTGCTCAAATCGCATTTAATCCGGTAATACCAAATTATACAGATAGAACCAATCAATTTAACGGTAATAATATAACCAAAGATGATTATATGAAATACGGTTGGTTATTTGGAGGTAGATAATATTTATATAAAACCAACAAAATAATATCTATTTAGTTATTATTTGTGGTGATTAAAATTACCCTATGGAGAATAACAATAATCAAATTACGGTTTGGCAAAGGTTAACGAGAGCATTTGGTCCAAATGCGTTACTCAACCAGGATTATCCAACCTACAAATTCGATAAGAAGGAGTTACTTCGCACAACTTCAAAACAAGAATACGATAAAGAGCTGTTACAAGCTCAACAAACTTTTTATTTAGCAAATCAATGGACTAAAATAGAAAGTAATCTTTATACCCAAGCGGTTTATTACGAACCAACAAGATTGGCTTCGTTTTATGATTATGAATCTATGGAATATACTCCCGAGATTTCAGCGGCTTTGGATATCTACGGTGAAGAGTCAACAACCGTTGACCAGAATGGTTATATGCTTCAGATTTATTCTGAATCAAAAAGAATTAAGGGTATTCTAACCGATTTATTTAACAATGTTTTAGATATTAACACCAACTTACCTATGTGGACTAGAAACACTTGTAAGTATGGTGATAACTTTGTGTATTTGAAATTAGACCCTGAAAAGGGTGTTGTTGGGTGTATGCAGTTACCGAACATTGAGATTGAGCGTTTGGAACGTGGTATGCCGGCAAAATCACAGAATGTAGAAGAACCAAAAGAAAATAGAGGGTTAAGATTTAAGTGGAAAGCAAAGGACATGGAATTTAATTCATGGGAAATTGCTCACTTTAGATTGATGGGTGATGACAGAAAGCTGCCATACGGTACATCTATGTTGGAAAAGGCTCGTCGTATTTGGAAACAATTATTGTTATCTGAAGATGCTATGTTGATTTATAGAACATCGAGAGCACCTGAAAGAAGGGTATTCAAAGTGTTTGTTGGTAATATGGACGATAAAGATGTGGAGGCGTATGTACAACGTGTCGCCAACAAATTCAAACGTGACCAAGTTGTTGACAATAAAACAGGTAATGTTGATATGAGATTTAATCAAATGGCCGTTGACCAAGATTACTTTATCCCTGTTAGAGACGCGGCAGCTCCAAACCCAATTGATACATTACCTGGTGCTCAAAACCTGTCAGAAATTGCGGATATTGAATATATCCAAAAGAAACTTTTGACCGCACTTCGCGTACCAAAAGCATTTTTAGGGTTTGAAGAAGTTGTTGGTGAAGGTAAAAATTTATCATTACAGGATATTCGTTTTGCTCGCACAATCAATAGAATTCAAAAATGTATGATTGCCGAATTAAATAAAATCGCAATCATTCACTTGTTCTTGATGGGATTTGAAGATGAGTTATCAAACTTTACATTAGGGTTAACCAATCCGTCAACCCAAGCAGATTTACTTAAAATTGACGTTTGGAAAGAAAAAGTTTTATTATATAAAGACGCGGTTACCGCCATCGAAGGTATTGCACCTGTGTCAGTTTCTTGGGCTAAAAAACACGTACTTGGTTTTTCTGATGAAGAAATTAAACTTGATTTACAACAACAAAGAATTGAAAAGGCAGTTGGTGCAGAATTGACTAACACCGCAACAATCATTACACATACAGGTATATTTGATAATATCGATAAATTATATGGTTCTATCACTGGAGGTACTGCGGCTGGAGGAGCACCACCTCCACCACCAGGAGGTGAAGAAATGGGAGGAGCTCCCCCACCATCTCCACCGGCAGGAGGTGAAGAACCGCCAATTCCCGAGTCGTTTAAGAGGGATAATTTGAAAATTTTACTAGAGAATGATAGTCTAACTGAATCAGATAGTTTTATCGATTTATCAAGAGCTAAAAATTCTTTGGGGGAAATTGAGTCTGAATTGTCAAAACTCTTGAGGGATTGATATTTATAAATAAAAAGACATGGTAAAGTTCGGTTTATTAAAATCAAAGATAGAAAAATTGATGTTAGAATCTTATTCTAACGGAACATTCAAGACTGAAATGAAAAATTTCAAAAAGAATGTATTGGAAAATAAAAACATTTCAAAACTTTTTTATCTATATGATGAATTGAATTCTAATAAAGGTTTGAATGAATCTATTGTGGATGATTATATCTACGAATGTATAACGATATATGAAAATACAATCAATAAGATTAAAAATTCAACCCTTGTTGATTTATCTAATTGGGTGGTTAATGTAAAGTCAGATAACAATTACTCTACTATCGACAATCTATTCTCTAATGATGTTCTCACAATTGAATCTAGATTATCTAGCAAAAAATTGATTAAAGAGTCGTTAAAGAAAAAACCTGCAGATAAAAAAGAAGTTGTTAATTTACCATTAAGTACTATGGTAAATGTTGCTAATAAAACAATTTCTAATTTTATTGAAAGTTTGAATGAGTCTGAAAAGAAAGAATTAGTTGATTTTCTTAAGACTGACGATAAAGAATTAGAGGGTAATTTTGAGCAACTAAAAGAAAGTGTCACCAAAAAATTGGAGACAATTAAAGAGAATGCTGACACAGAAACTAAAAGTAGGATTAATGAAACTTTGGAAAAGGTGGTTTCAGAAAAATACGACAAATTTACTTATTTCAAATTAAAGAATCTTAACGAGAATCTTTAAAAGTCTTTGTTTTTCATTTTCTGAACATACTTGGCCTTTTTCAACATTTTTCTTTTTCTAACCGACTTCTTTTCATACTCCTTTCTTTCGACGAGTTGACTTGACTGTCGGGTCTTAATCACTTTACTTTTGAGTAACTTTAATGCTCTCTCAATACCGTTTTTATCTACTTTGACAATTAACATATATAATAAATAACGCTTAAATTGAATTTTTTTTGACTACCGATACAAATATACTTATTTTTTTAAAAATAAACATCGGTAAAATGAAAAGTTGATGAAAAAAGGGAAAACTTCACCAATCGCAGGATTTAAAAATGCGAAGGTGATTTATGGCACGGTAGATTCAGTTGAATTTAAGTCTTTATATTTAAACATACAAACTTGGGTAGAACCAATTGTTGATTCTGATAACTGGCAAAGGGTTGTATTAAATCTAACAAGGTCGATTAAACATACGGTACATGAAATATTAGATAGATTAGTCTTTGAGGAAAACTTTATTGTGGATTTAGATTTAAGGTCAAGTGGATTATCTCTAAAGAAAAAATCGTTTTTAAATCTAGAGATAAATTTTTATATTAAAAAGAAAGATTTAGATTTTAAATCAAAAAAATTAAAGGATATATTGAAAAAAGTAACCAAGGAAATAATATCAATACACTTCACAAAAAACGAATACTTCAAATTTTATTTACGTAAAACCGTCAAACCAAAGGAAACTATACTACAAAGTTGAAAAACAAAGTATTTATTATAAAAAATGAATATGGAAGTTTTGAAACCCGGACAATCAGGCAAAGGCATTCTAATCGAATACGATGCTGGATACTTATCACCAACTGAAAAACGTAATGTTGATTTGATACATGAGTCCAAAGGAATGTTGGACCATTCAAAACCATTTGAATTCTACGCAGTACTTCAGAAATTTAACACCCCAAACAGAAACGGAAGAATATATCCTGAAAAAGTATTAAAGAGAGAAGCCGACAATTATAAGAAAATGATTAACAAGGGTATTGCTTTATCCGAACTTAATCACCCTGAGTCATCACTTGTTGACTTGGACAGAGTTTCTCATTCAATTAGTGATATATGGTGGGAAGGTCCTGTTCTTATGGGTAAATTAAAATTATTAACTTCACCAGGTTTTCATGAGAGAGGTATTGTATCAACCAAAGGAGACCAAGCGGCAAATCTTTTAAGACAAGGTGTTACACTTGGTATATCATCTCGTGGTGTAGGGTCGCTTAAAAAAATTGGGGAACAAAACGAAGTACAGGATGACTTTGAGTTGATTTGTTTTGACCTTGTATGGTCTCCATCCACTCCTGGTGCTTATCTTTTCACTGAACCTGATGACAGATTTAAGTTTGAAGAAAACTTGGATGAGGAGAAAAAAATGAAAGCTGAAAGAGAATTTGGTGGCCCAACCGACAAATCGCTTGACTTAATGAAGAAATTGAACGATTATTTGGGTTACTAAAACTCAATAAAATGGACGAAAAATATTTTGTAGCAAAAATTACAACAGACATGCCTGACTCCGAAACAGGTAAAATTAAAAAATTAAGACAGGAAAAATTAGTTAAAGGTTATTCACCGACTGATGTTGAAGCAAAAGTGACAAAGGTTTTTGAGAACTATTCGGAAGACTGGAGAATAACAGCTATTGTAGAAAGTAAAATTGATGAAGTGATAGGATAATCAAAAAATTATCAATAGTTGTAAAAGGAGGGGAAACCCTCCTTTTTTTTATTCTGATATATTTATCAGATATGAAAATTACAATTTCAGAGGGTCAGTATAAGATACTATCAGAATATTTCAAAAGACCAACAGACCCTATTGCCGCTCATATTAGGAAAACATTGAAAGATGTTTATTCCCCATCTAATTGGGGTAAAATTGAAAACCCTGATGAGGGTTGTGCCACCGATTTTGGGGTCATTGGGGTTTATCAGCATATACCTGGTAAAGATGAATGGTCGATACTTAACAGATTTGACACCAATACCAAAGTAAGACGAAAAATGGAGTCCTTGTTTCATGAGGATGAACCTGATACTGAATTAACTCCTAAAAAATTCATGGAGTGGATTACTCTGAACGCAGAAAGATTATTTAAGGGTCCAATCACTGATGAATTAGTAGAATTGAATAAAACCACAATTGAGAGGGGAAATCAAAATGAAGATTATGCAATTCAAATATTACAAGAATTTTTCGGTGAGAACGCCAAAATTGTAAGATTTTGTTCTGGTGATATTAGAGACACTAGAAAGGGAATGGATATTGCGGTAACTGCGGGTGGTAAAACATTTCACGTACAAGTAAAACCATTTACCTACATAAGAAGTTTGGTTGATAAAGATGGTGATACTTTTTTTGAAGTAACATCAAGGGGTTTTGACTCTACAAAATATTCTGAATCAAATGTACAAGTATTTTTATTCGTTGATTTAGATAGAAAAAGATATGTTGCATTCGCTAATAAGAAAAATAAAATTAGAAAAGTAACAACTGAAATAACAAGGTATGACGAACCGTATCTGTTAAGCAATATAAATTTTGAAGGTCAAACAAAAGTTAAGTCATATAGAAACACTCCTGTCGAAGACGATATATTCAAAGTCGGAGAAAGAAGATTACAAAATCTAGAATTTAGAAAAGCGGAAATCGAAAAAATGATTGAGCTTGAAAAACAAAAGTTAGGAAAATCAGGAGAAAAATAATAAAAAATATTTAGTATCAAAACGAATAATAAAAAATTTTTATGATTTGATACATATTTATATAGAAAAATAAAAACAAAGAATGGCAAAAGAAAAATCTATTGTTGAAGAAGCAATCCTCCAAATGAAAAATTTGGAAGAAGCGGTTGCGGAAAATGCAAAAGGAATACTTGCTTCGACTATGAAGGAAGAAATCAAAGAATTAGTAAAAGAATCTCTTAACGAACAAGGCGAAGAAGAGGTTGACATGGAAGTGGACATGGAAGAACCCGAAATGGAAGATGAGGACGAAATGGACTCAGACGAAATGGATATGGGTATGGAAATGGACACTGATAACATCGAAGATGACGAACCTATCGACTTAACTGACAAATCAGATGAGGAGGTTTTACGTGTTTTCCAATTAATGGGTCCTGATGACCATATCGTTGTTACTAAAGATGACAGCGGTAACATTAGTGTGAAAGATACTGAAACTGACAAAGAATACATGATTGTTGGTGAAGGAGAAGAATCTGATTACACATCTATGGAAAAAGACATGTATGACATGGCGGACGACTCAGAAATGGGTGATGCTATGATGGATGACACAATGATGGATGACACAATGATGGAAGATGACGACGTTATTCCTATGGAAGAAGAAGAATATCTATCTGAAAAAAGTGTTGAAGACATCGTTAATGACATATTCGATGAAGGTAATGAAGAACAAGAAGAAGGTTACGTCTATGAAATCGACATGAATGAAGAATCTGACGATGATGAGGATGATACTGATGAGGAATCTGAAGGTATTGTCTATGAAATCGAAATGGATGAAGAAATCGAAGAGGACATGGATGAATCATATGACCAAGAAAATGAAGGTTACTTGGAAGAAGGTAAAAAATCCACCAGGGCTAAAGGCATGGGCATGGGTAAGGCTTCAAAATTCAAGTATCGTAAAAATCCGAATCAAGGCGAAGGGTTTAAAGTTGTTAAGAAAACCGCCAACAAAACTATGGGAACAGGAAGTGCTAAAAAAGGCTTCTCCTATGACAAGAATGGTGAAAATCTTGACGGCGAATTTAAAATTAAACCAAAAGGCGTTAAGAAGGCGGAAACAAAAGAAGCTGCACGTACATACGGAAATGGTTCTAAAGAAGGACGTGGTTTAAGAAAAGGAATCACACCTAACAGAAACTTGAAGTTTGAAAGTGTGGATAGCAGTGAGTTACAACTTCTTCGTGAAAAGAATGAAGAATACAGAAAAGCGTTGAACGTATTCAGAAACAAATTAAATGAAGTTGCCGTGTTTAATTCAAATTTGGCATACGCAACTCGTTTATTTACTGAACACTCAACATCTAAACAAGAGAAAATTAACATCTTGAGAAGATTTGATTCTGTTGAAACATTGAAAGAATCGAAGAATTTGTACAAATCAATCAAAGATGAGTTGTCAGGAAGTTCTGCTCAACCAATGAATGAGTCAATCGGTCAAGTAATCGAAAAGGCACCATCAACAGGTTCAGCAATCAACTTAATTGAGTCAAAAACATATGAAAACCCTCAATTCCTGAGAATGAAAGATTTGATGAATAAATTAAAATAAACTTTAAATTAATAAAAAACCAAACAAAATGGGAGCATTATTAGAATCAGGTCTTGTTGGTAACATCGGTCTTAAGCACCTTAAAGTTATC